TTATCTCCTTCGCTTATCCCATTTTCTCATGAGTTTCTTGTTTTCCCGATACAAAAAGCTCATGCTATCCTTTTCGCTCTCGATTATTCGAGTTGCATTAGTTTCGCGGTTGTTTGCTGCTTCCGCTTGGTACTTCTCGCATTTATCGTGGTACGCCCCACAACCTCTGTTAGGGCAGTCTCGACAGCATCTCATTCGTCTAGCTCCTTACGCTGATTTACTCCGCTTCTGATTGAAGCCATTCCCTAACTTCCGTTACTGTGTGCATTGAAACCCCATTTTCAATAGTCTTAACGCTACCCTCTTCATAAGTTTCTATTGAACAGATAAAATCAAGCAGCTCTTCATCTGACATATTTCTTATTCTGTCAGCGTTAGTCATTCTCATTGTCCCTTTCCCTTTCCCTTTTCCTTTTCTTTTTTACGATATATTTTCCTGTAACCAAACAATCATAACTAACGTCTTCTCCATTAGAATGCATAGTAGTCCATCTACCGCATTCAGCACAATTTTCATCGCATGTTACATTACTCATTTTCTGCACCTCTCAATTCTTTCAGTTTTGCTTCGGCTTCTTCTCTTGTAAGGAATAATGTTTTGCCAATTTTGTTTATGTCTGACAACTCAAATGTACACTTATCTATTGTACATGGTGTTTTATTCGGAATCCCTAAGATGTAATAAACATCATCTCCCACCTTACAAGGTAACTTGATAAGTCTGCCCTGCTCTTCTAAGTCCTCATAATACTTGAGTTTCTCTCTTAAATCAGCCATAGCCCATAAATTACGATAGAATAGAGCTAATAATCCTATCTGACTATCCGTTTCAACCGACAGCATTTCACCCATATAGTCGTCAAATTCTTCATCTGACATATCGGATAAATCTTCATCGCACATATCTTTTACAAGATTTTTGACAAGCTCTCGGCTATCAATATCAAATTCATAATCCCTGTATCTTGCCTTACATTTTTCATCTGCATAACAACTGTTATACGCTAATTCAATCATATTCATATCAGATGTCTGCTTGTCGCTTGTTAATCTCTTCATTCCTGCTCCTTTCTAAAACGGGCACTCACTAGGATTGTTTAAAATCCAACTCTTACCCTGTTCTGCAACGTCTACATTCGCCCCATTTACATCATTTTTCATCTTTGCGATAAAACTATCCTTATCAGCATTTTCACTTGATAAATGGCACATTATGACGTTCTGCAAGCTGTCTGAATCGTTTGCCTTAACAAAATCGCAAGCGGTATCAATGCTTAGATGACCTCTGAAAACGTGATTAGCTTTCGGATTGTCGGTATCAACTAAATCCTTGTCATAGTTCACACCTAAGAGAATGTGGTTTATGCCCTTAAAACGCCACTTAATCAGCTCTGTGTCGGTTATATAAAGCAATTTACCCATTTCCTTATGTGTTATCAGAAATCCGTAACAAGGGCATTCTGTTCCGTCTGCGTTAGTATGTGTCCATCTGCCATCTACTGTAGTTAAAGCAAATGCACTGATATCGAAATTTGTTTTTTTCAGTTTGTAAGTAAGTGTTTCCGATTTACTGGCTATCATATATGGCAAAACTGTATGAAAGCCCATTCTGCACATCTCTAAGGATGCCTTACTATGGTCAAGATGTTTATGGGTGCATAAGACACCCACAACATCTTTAATGTTCCAATCTAAGCCTTTTTTAATCTCCTTGATGCCGATACCACAATCAAGGATAAGCGTTTCTCCGTTGTCTGCCTGTAACAAATAGCAGTTACCGCTACTGCCAGTTGAAATACATTTAAGTTTCATCCAAAAACCTCTCAACATATTCGTTCTATTTTTCGATTGCCTTTTCTTTTGTGGCTACATTATGGAAGAACATCTTCTTTGCGTGTACTCCATCGTTTAACCTGTATCTCGGACAGCCAGAACTATATCCCATAAAAAATCCGTCTGGCTCATTTCTAAGAACAACAGCTTCAGCACCACATATAGGGCAATTTCTTAGCCCTTTCATGCTTCCACCTCATCATCTTTCGGGAACTGGAAATAATTCTGTGTCATCTTATCAAAAACAGTTTCCGACAAGCAGCTTACGAATGAAGTACCTTTTTCAGTATTTATTATCGTTTTTAAAAAAGCGACCTTTTCGTGCTGCTCTCTCAACATTTCCATAGCCTTAATAGCCTTTGCTTCGGCGGAGTACTCCGCAAGTGCCTGTGAATCGGTAATCAAGTTGCTGTTAAAGAAGTAAATCTTCTTGTTGAGCCTGATAACCGCCACATGCTCGTATGGCACATCTGTTGTTCCGTCTTGACTAATTATTCTCATGCTTACCCTCCATGATTTTCCTTAAAACTGCACCAAAATCGCTATCTGTAGCGGTAGAACACTTATCGGAACATCTAATAAACTCATTCAGCATCATGTCGAAGCACTGCTTATCACTATGGAATACTTTCTCATATACCTCTTTTGTCAACACGCCGAAATCAGCTATAATGTCCATGCCCTTGCCGTCAATCATTACTATTCCCTTGTCACTAGCAATCATATAACCTCCTATTCTGCCGTCATAAATGGCGGTAACTCCGTCTGCTCTGTTGACTGCTCCTTGGTTGCTTCTATCGCCGTTGCACTGGAATTATCTTCTATGAACTCAACTGTATTAGAATTCTCGTCAATCTCAGCCTGTGCAAGCTGATAAACTTCGTCCATTTCAACCTGTGCCTGTCTTGCCATTGGGTCATAATTCTTCGGAAATTTTTTTGTGGCATTGTTGCACATTTTCCTCTGAATCATGCTCTCTGGGGTATCAAGCCAAGCACCCGATATAAACGGTCTAGCGATTTCGCACTTTATCATATCGTCTACAGTTTCGCACTGCCTCAACGCGTTGAGAACTTCTTCCTTTTTCTCTTTTATCTTCTTTTTCTCTTCCGGTGTAGCGTCATAACGAGTGCGTTCCACTTCCTTGTTGTACTGCTTTTTCGTGCCGGTTATTATTCCGAAAGTTTCATTCTGCATATTCTGCTTTACATGGGACAGTAAATTTATCTTTACACTGTCTCTGTCCGCGGATAAATAAGTAACCGTTCCGTCCTTTAACTTCACAGGATATACAACTCTTACAGCTTTGTCGGACAATCCTTTCTCTTCCCACTCCGGGTCGGTGATTGAAAGCCCTTTGTGCTTAGGCGGAACGTACACGTCACCCTCCTTGATAACCCAATATGGATAAACTGTATCAACATTCTTCCCGTAGTTGGATAAGAGCGAATCGTAGCCAGCTCCCTCAATTCCCATTTCGACCTGCTTCTGCCATATTTCTTCTTTTGTTTGTGGGTCAGTGCCTACTTTCACACTCCTTAACTGGAAATAGCACTCCCTTGGGTATGCGCTAGCATTGAGCTTTAAGCTTGCGCAACGCTTTACAATGCCCCTTATATTGCTTGTATCAAGATTACCCATATTAGTCTTAGGGTCATTCTTGACAAGATTGAATATGCTTGTCATTGCTTCCATAGCACACTCTTTTGCATAATCATCCATATTCATTCCGCAAGACTTGTAATCATCAATGATAAGACCTGTGATTGCATTACTCCACTCACTTAATGAGGTGGTAAATGCTTTCTTCTCTGCAACTGCCGTATTCTCTGCCATAATTTTTTCTACCTTTCTAATTGATTTATTTTAATGTTCTGCTATTCCTCTGATTTAAAGATTGAAGAGGAAAAGATACAAACTGGGCGAACACTGTAGTAGTCATCACAATAACGCATAATGATATTGCCGGACGAAGTAACAGTGACAGTAACAGTACTCCAGTCGTTATTACAAGCCGTGCCCCACGGCGTAATCAAACGCCACCAGTAGTCATCTGTGTTAGGTATAAGGCTTCTGTACTTGCGGTATTCGTCAAGCGTAAGAAGCGATACCTTATCTTCACACTCGCCATACTCGGTCTGTCCATCAAGCGAAAGCAAGTCTCGCTTAAATAAGGCAATGTTCTCTTCTCCTATCTCATCGGCAATCTTCTCGACAAATTCTGTATTGAGGTATTCTCTTAACTGGCTCTGAACCCAGTCATTAGAATTTTCATCAAATACTATCTTGTCTGTAAGCGTGTCCGCAAGGCACATATAACCCTCATCCGTAATATCAAGTATCTTCCAGTTAAGCCCTGCAAGCTCAAATGTATCTCCGACCTTTAACCCAGTAAAACGCTTTCTCGCCTTAGTCTTAACATTACCTTCAAACGCAGCTATCTTATTGCTTAATTCGGTTATCTGTTCCTGTAACATCTCCATTGTCAATGTAGCCATAATTGTCATTCTCCTCTCGATACAAAGATATTAGATTTCAAGATACAAACTGGGCGAATGCCGTTGAAGGAGTCATAGCTGTAGTAGCTGAAATCGCCAGATGGATGAACAGCGGCTATTACGTACAGATAACCTCTTTCTTCCGTAGACCAAGGTGTGCATGTCCACCACCAATCGTCTAAATCCTTATTAACAAGTAAAACATTGTACTGCCTTGCTTCATCAAACGTGATAGGTCTTACCTTGCAAGTGCAAGGCTCAAACTCATGCTGCATATCAACTGAAGTTAAATCAACAATATGCTCGACAAGATTATCTGCTCCTAATTCAGCTTCAATAATAGGCTGTATCTCGCTCTCAATAACTTCCTTGAGGTTTGACTTGCTGTAATCTCGTGTATCTTTGTCAAAGTCAGTACTACCTGTCATGAAGCCCTTAGATATTACCTTTGTAGCTCCATTCTTCTGTTCAAGCACAATGAAATCATACTCTCCTATCTTGAATACCTCGCCCGGTTTAAGCTTCGACAGCTGTACCCTTGTTAGCTTTTCAGCTTCTTCTAACTGCTTAACAAGCTCTCTTGCCATATCTAACGCCTTACTCATTCTTCCTATCCCTCCATAATCTCTAAATTCTTATATTTACTATCCACAATGAGCATAATTGTCTGTCCGTCAACCATCTGTGCAACCTTGCTCTGATTGCTCTCGTCAAGGCTCTCCGCATCATCAAGCCATACTGGGCAAGTAATGCCACTAATCTTCTGAATAGAATTACAAATATCAACTCTGCCTAAAATTCTGTTGCCCTTGTTGCTCATAGTTGTTAAAATGCTCTTTCCGTCTACAGTAGGTATGCAACAACTCTTGTAATTGCCGTTCTTGGCATATTCAAACAACTGCCACTTAACTAACTCAAAATGGCTGTTTACTGCTTCTGTCAAGGCTTCATTCTTTGCCTTGTCCAGCTCGTCAAGTAAATCAAGTATTTTCTCGGCATTGGTCTTATTCTGTTCCTGTGTACGCTGTTCTGCCCTTAATTCTTCAAGCCGCTGTTCGTCTTTCTCTGTGTTACTTTCAGCTATCTTTCGCTCACATTCTGACAACTGCTGCCTAAGCTCACTTTCCTGTGCCTTTAATTCAGCCTTGACCGCCGATATGTCATTAGCCTTGTGAATAGCCTGTTCCTTTTCGGCTATCTCATTAGCAAGTGCCTTGTATTCTTCTGAATCGGTAATATCAATCTCCTGCGGCAATTCCGTCAACTGCTCTGTAAGAACTTCGATAGCTGTATTCAGCATCCCAAGACTTTCCTCATGCTCCGGCAACTCTGCTTCGAGGTCTGCAAGTGTTTTCTTCTCTTTGCTAAGTCTTTCAGCATAAAGGTTTCCGTTATCCGTGATAACTTTTAACGTGTCCGCCTTGTGCTTCTTGAAGTCGGTTCTCAACTCCTCTTTCTTATTCTCACTGTATTCACTACCACAGTAAGGGCAGATAAGGCTATTCTCGTCGAACTGGCGGTTATTCTCCTCAGTCCACTTCTTGCGTTCTACATCGAGATATCCGGTTATACTCTCAATGGTTTTCTTTGACAGCTCAATACAACTCTCTGTCTCGCCGATAGTCTTTTCCGTCTGCTTAATAAGAAACTTTTTATCGGAAATCTTGTCCTCAATCTCTCGCCTAGCCTTAATATTCTCCTCATTAGCCTTGCGAACCATATCGCTCTGCTTGAACTTCAAATCAAGAATATCGGCACTAGCCTTGTCATATTCAGCCAACATCTTGTCAGTGTCCGTCTGATTGGCTATGCAATTACTTATCTGCTCCTTAAGGCTATTTCTGTGTAATTCAAGGTCAGATACATCTGTGTCCTGCTTAATCTGAATATCTCTTTCCTTTTCCTTAATCTGTCCGTCAAGGATAGGTAAATCCTTTGTGATTTTAGCCTTAGTAGCCTTATTCATAGCGGATAATTCTTCTGTTGTGTATTTCTCTAACAGCGGTACTAACTCGGCTAATTCAGCCTTAGAACGTGCTATATCAAGGTCTGTCACATTCTCAACAAGACTAAATAAGTATTCTCTCATTTCAGCCGGCTTCTGATTTAGAAATGCGTTGATATTGCTGCACATCTTGAATACGCTCATATCAATGTCAAGATATGCATTGAAATCCTTTAAATTCTTACGAACGTCATTGACAAAGTATGCATTATCATCCTTGTAACTGCTGCCATCCTTGCTATAAGTACGTTTCTGCACTTTCTTCATAGTGACTTCTTTTCCATCAACATCAAGTACAAGTTCAACAGATACATCCATATCATCAACTGATACTCCATCAGCTTCTCTTCTGACAACCGGATTATCTTTCAACTCATAATCACAGTTAAACAAGCACCACAGATATGCCGTGGCTATTGTTGACTTGCCGACACCATTCTTCGCCATGAGCTTAGTAATGGCACAAAAATCAAAATCCTTACTTGTGTAACACATGAAGTTCTCAACCCTCATGTTCAAAAGCTTAATATTCATTCCTCTTAGTCCTCCTTCTGAACGGCTCCTGTAATCTTGCCGTCCTCAATCACAACCTCCATGTTTCCGGCTGCACATAATATCTGCAATTCATCAACATACATTGCGTTCAAGTCTGTGATAATCATTTTCGCTTTCCTACTCTTGCAAATTTGTCTATTATTTTCTTTTTGTCTCCGTCTTTACTCATAAGGTACAAGTAAAAATCCGTCTCTTTCTCCAACATCCAGTCATTTGTATTAAGCCTGTGCGACGATACAATAACTTTCTGCTTATACGTCAATTTTTTCGGCTGTTTCACTCTCTTACCCTCACTCTCCATTCTTCCCACACGCCGAACTTCAAAGCGTCAGCGTGCTCCTCAAAATATATGTCAATTTTGTTGCCCTTGATTGCACCGCCGCAGTCCTCGGCTATAAATGTTCCGATTCCCTCAATATCTACCATAGAACCATAAGGAATAACCGTAGGGTCTACCGCTATGGTAACGCCCTCAATAGCATAAGTTTCTGTTGCAGTTATTCGGTCATTCTTTCCACAACACTTCTCACAACCGCAATATGCTGTAAGCGTGAATGTCTGCCATTCGTCCGATGTTTCCTGAATAGGACCATGTATCGGCTTCTCTATGTAGTTGAGTGCTGTCGGTGCAACGCATATACATGCGGCGCACAAAATGCTTAGAATTGACATTATCCTCTCCCTAAAAACTTATTAACAAAATAAACTTGTCCTTTGCCTGTAACCTTTGTCGTGCGTGTAGTCCTTACACTTCCGTCCGGATTCTGCACATTGCTTTCCTTGACCTCGAATAAGCCCTGCTCAACATATCTCTGCATAGGCATATTGTAAGAACTTCCGCTCTTGACTAAATATCCGTTGTTGCGCAACCAGTCAAACAACCGCTTCTGTCCTATTTGGTAGCCGTTCTGACATATCAGCTTCGCCAAGTCTCCGACAAGAATTGAAGTCTTGCTCGTAGCCACAGCATCAGCAAAAATTTCTTTCGGCTTCATTCTCTCATTAGCTTCGATAAGTTTTATGTTATTCTCTTTCAAACTATCTATTGTCTGATTGGCAATTTTTAATGCTCTTGCCATTACCTGCTCTGGCGTGTTCCAAGCCTTTTCAACGTCTATAAGGTATTGCCTGCAAGCCTTACCTTTATCCGTTCTGCTCATAAGGCAAATGTGCTTTGCCATATCGACAGACAAGTTATAGTCTTGAATTTCCTTTTCTCCACCGTACTGATTGCTCTGTACCTTTAGGTACGCACCTGTAAAATCTTCTCCCTCAACAAACCCCTGAGAATTTGTCTCAAACCAAGCACTAAATCTTTTCTCAACTCCAAGGGCTTCATGTAGTTCTCTCGCTGATACAACCTGTGCATCAGCGTCAACTTTGATTAATTCGTTCATTCTTCTCCTTTCTTGTGTTATAATCTCCTTATCATTCAATAAGGAGGTGACTTGCTTTGCCAGTTGAACAAATTGTGTCTGCTTATGCTACCGCTAAGATTTGCGGTTATAACGGCTCTTTAGATGATTTCAAGAAACTGTACGTCCAATACTATTCGGAAATCATAAACTCCCTGCCGGCTGAAAAACCGCAATCAGCAAAAATTGAAGCGGCAATCAACCCTTTCCGTAGGTAGACTTGCTTCTAAAAGCTTCAATCACTGGCGTAATGGCGGTGAGAACTTTGATAGACAGCTCAATGTTAGTTTCTTCAATCTTCTTACCGCCATTTATAATGTCCTGATAATCGTCAATGACATCCATTGCTATGTGCTGTGCAAGTTCGTCAACCCCGATGTATCGGTCATCATCTTTCTTGACTATCACAGCTTTTCCAGTACTGTCTACAATACTGTATCTCTGCTTATCCATTCTTACTCCTTTCTGCTGTTCTCTGTGTCTGTGTGCTCGCTCTGCTGATTCTGCTCTGCCATGTTCTCGACTTTGCCGAGAATATAGCCCTTATCGAAATCTGACATCTTAGGAATTGCATCCTTGAGCTTTTCAACTATCTGTTTTTCTCTCTCACTCATGTAATCGCTCCTTTCTGTTGACCCTGTAAGCATACAATAGCACACTATGTTAGCATTGTCAATACTTTTTGTTGACTTTGTTTGCATTGCGTGTTATATTATGATTACAGAAAAGAGGTGAGACAATGAACGAACGTATCAAGGCATTAAGAGAAAGCTTAAAGAAAAGTCAAGAAGAGTTCGGAAAAGATTTAGGATTGACAAGAAACTACATTTCATTAGTGGAAAATGGAAATAGAAATCTTTCTGGACAAACTATCAAATTGCTGTGTTCAATGTTTAATGTTAATGAAGATTGGCTGCTGACTGGCAATGGAAATATGTTTATTGAAAAGTCTAAAGATGAGCAAATTGCTGAACTGCTTGGAGAAATTCAAAAAAGTGGTGAAAATAATTTTAAGCATAGACTTGTGAGTGCTTTAGCGAAACTCAATGAAAGTGACTGGGATAGCTTAGAGAAGTTAATAGACTTGATGACAAAATAAGAAAAACTGGGAGGTTTTAATTCTCCCAGTCTTTTTTTATTTTAAGAGTGTTTTTACATAAGCATATATTGTCTTTATCCAGTGAATGTTATTACACTTTTGTATCAGTTCGATTATCTTATGCTTGTAGTCCTCAATATCCTCTCCCAAAGTTCAACCCTCCCAAAATCCACACGTTCCCAGTAGCGATGTACCCATTATGGAACATCAGTTCGATATTGTCAAGCACAAGGAACGGTGCAACGCCAATCACACCGCTCCTCGCCGAAGCTTGATGTCGTTCCAGTTAGGAACACGTTGAGCATAACACAGAATCAACGGTAACTCACTCTCAATCGTGCCAAAAAAATCGACAAAATACGCAGAATTACAAGACGGTTTACCTTGATGATGTTGCCAAGAAGTATCTGAAAGACTATATTGCGTCAAGGAATAGCTCTAACAGCCCCAATAAGCCGCTTTTCACCCAAAGCCGAACAACTAAGCCTATGAGTGATGAAGCCGTCAGAGGAAGCCTTAAACGCATTAAGAGCAATGCCAAGATTGACCGCCGCATATATCCTCACCTATTCCGCAAGCCACCGCCACAAACATTGTCAAACGTGGCGGTTCGGTGCATGATGCCGAAGAATACCTCGGACGTAAAGGCCAAAGTGTTACCGGCAAGCATTACAGCTATATAAGTGAGGAGCACACCCGGAATATCTTTGAGAAATATGTGGCTACGGTGTGATGCCGTAGCCATGTAAATAATAATTTAAACAAAATATCCAATGTTCAAAAAAGTGTATATAACAAAGTTGAAACCATCAATGTAACAAACAATTCGGCAATCTTACAGACCATCAATTTAACCGCAGGTAAATGGTTGCTGTTCGGCAACGCATATGTCGAAGTTGGCGATGACCGATTTACCAGTTATGTTGTAATAAGCGGTGAAGCAGGCTATTCATTTGCACTTGCTCAAAGTTATGAAGGTCAAATATTGAAAGGTGCTGTAAAAACAAATGTAAATCTTGCCCAATGTATTGAGACAAGTAAAGAATTACCAATATATTTCTGGTGCGTTACTGATGGCAATATGTCAATATATACTCCAACATTCTACGCATTACAATTAGGATAATGTTATGCCTTGTTCCAAATTGCAAGGTAACTAAAGGTACAATTGACAAAGTCCTTGAAACTATCATTCCAGCATTCTGCCAAGATTCTATTATTATATGAGCCTGTAATTTGCACAATTCTTACAACATTGTGTGCACTTAGAGCTGTGGCGATGATAATATCTGCTGGTCTATCATGAGTTTTAGAATAATAAATAGTTGCTTGACCTTCGGTTGAAGTTGTCGCTGTTCCCATTTCAAGGCTTGAAATGTTTAAATTATTATTTACCTCATTTATCGCATCCGCATTTGTTTTGATGCCATTCTCCACGTTATTGAGCTTATCAGGTGTAATTTCCTCACCGTAAGCCCAGTTATGCTTGTTATAGTTAATTGCCATTATTATCTACCTCGCTTTCTTTTTGGGTTGCTTTTTCCTTAGCAGCTCTTAACTGTGCCGCTTTTTCCAATTCTGCCGCTTCTCTGGCAACTGCGGCATCTGCTTCTTTCTCTAACTGTGTAGTCAAATCCTTAAGTGCAAGTAGCTTTACCTCAGTTTCAATCGGCGACTGATTGATGTACTGTGCAAGTGAACTTCTGAATGCCCTTATGTCATAATTACTCATGCTACCTCTCCTTTCTTTTCAAGCTCGGTTACGCGGGCTTTAAGTTTTTGTATTTGCCATACACACAGGGCTATTAACTCTTGCTTATTAACTCCAAGTTTATCCTCGTTGATATGGTCAAATAATGCCATGTCTGCCTCGATTCCTGCTTCTGTAATCGCTTTCTCAATGTCTTGTGCGATGAAGCCCAGGTGTCTTTGGGTTTCCACGTATTCTGTGCCTTTGTTATAATAAAATGCTGATGGCTTTAGACTATTAAAAAGTTCTTCCATGTGTTCTTCATCGTCCAGGCTTTTGATTGTGTTCTTGTATCGTGCATCTGATGTATTATTAGCGGCAATGCATATCTTGTACCAGTCTGACGATGCAGTGTATTCGTCAAAATGTGTTACCCATGTTCCGCTCACGCCTAAACCGTTAGAGTAGAATCGGCGTATACCATCTGTCCAGTATTGCATTATCTCACCTCTGTTATTAACTTGGTAAGCCGGCTTGTCTGCTGAACATTCACCTATTACCCACAGTCCCGCTTCATTCATTACAATGTTGTTTGCCCCTATTGCAATGGCTCCGCCGTCCATTGCACACGCTTCAAGTCGCCGCCCTTTAATTGTTCCGGTTGTTATATTATCAGCATTGATTACAGTCTGTCCGCTTTCTTGTAATGCCGATATTGTGACAAGCCCTTTTAAATCAAGTTTGCTCGATGAAATCAATACTTTTTCGGCACTGGCATTGATTTCGGTTACAAGCTTGTCTTTCGACACTTTGGTTTCTAGCCCTTCTGCCGTAGCTTTGATAGACGTTTCCAGTCTGCTGACAACCCCCTTTGTTGCGTAAGTCTTGCTTACATTCGTCATAATGCCCTCTGCGCTTTCGCTTATCGCTAAGTTCATCTGTGTAGTGGTTGAGTAATTGCTTATCGTCTTGCTAAAGTCCTTTTTCAGTTCATCCGCTGAGAGCTTAATGCTCGCCTGAGCATCAATCTTGGTTATGTAATCCGAGTTAACCTTAGTCTCGAACTTTGATAAATCAGCAGATAGTCCGTCTGCCGTAGCTTTATACTCAGCTAACTTCTTATTGACCCACGAAAATTCGGTATCGCCAACATCGGAAAACCCCCATGTGTCACCGCTCTTGATGAACCTGTACGTCTTGCCGGCAACCTCATCATAAACAAGTGCTCTGTTGTGTTTCTTATAGCTTGCGTCTGAATAAGTAAACCTCAATCCCTGCGTAAGCTTATCACCCACCACTGGTCCCGATGTCCAGTTGTACGCCGGATAATTTTGTAAAGTTGGGGTTCCTTGTATGGTGTAGACCTCATTGGCACCATCAAGAGCTTCATTAACCTCACTTATCTGTGTAGTAAGTCCCTCTGCTGTCCTGTTGAACTCTGCACTCAATGTGTTGACATAATCCCTAGTTGTGTACGTCTTAGATATATCTTCCTTGATTCCGTCTGCTGTGGTCGTTACAAGTGTCTTGGCATCAATCTGTGTGATATACTCATTCGTCACCTTGGTTGACAGCTGCTCAACGCTCTGAGTAATTCCTTGTGCAGTTACATTAAGGTCTGCTATCTGCTTCTGAATCACCGAATATTCAGTGTCGGCTATCGGCTCCCATATCCACATATCATTCTTTTTTATAAAACGGTATGTAGTCGCCGTATCCTCATCGAAAAACAATGTCCTCTGGTGTTTACGATACACCTCATCCGAATAAGTGAACTTTGTGCCCTCAACAAGTATATCGCCAACCTTGGGACCGGCTACCCAGTTGTATGCCGGGTAATTATAAAGCGTTGGTACTCCGTGACCGTTGATGACGGTTATCTCGCCATCTATCTGCGATTGCAAACTCTGTATCTTTACATCCAGTTCCGATGCGGTCTGTGTTATCTCATTCTTTAATCCGGCTTCAACATTCGATATTTCCGCTTTGTTCTGGTCTACATCACGGATTAGTCGGTTCACTCTACCTTTAAGTTGCGTAATCGACTTATTAGAGCTGTTTATCTGTGTGGTGCGTAATTGTTCGCCTTGTGCCGTATAACTGTCTGTAAGGGCTTGTATGCCTTTTAGGATGCGTTCTAAGACGTAAGTGTTTATCTCTGCATACTTGCTTGATAAGTTGACTGCATCGCCAACTTCGATACATGGATTGCCGAGGCTTGTTATTTCTGCCGGACGGTACGTTATGCCTTTAATCTTGTCGAATATATTAGTTGCAATAGTCTTTAGTGTCGCCGCATCCTTGCCGTACACAAGAAAGTTATTCTCGATAACGTAAGTGTTACTGCCTGTGCCGACAATAGCTCCTATATCGTTCTCGTCCTGTCTAATTTGCAACTTGTCAATCTGTGACACAATGTAGTCTTGATAATCAGCACTTGTGTAATGATTCTTGTCGATTGTTATAGGTGACGTATTATCAAGATACACATATTCGAACTGCCCGCTTCTGCCGATATGCCCCAAGCAACCGTTAATCTCGCAGATAGCATTGAGAACTTGACCGCCGCTAAGTTCGTCAGTGTCAACGGCTCTGCTTACAGTCATAGTATCGTTGGCAAGAGTAATCTCTTTTTGTGCAATGCCAAAATGAGCAAAAAAACTGTCTCTGAAAGTCTTGAATGTGATGTAAGTGTCCGTTGTTGGCAAGATACTGTTGTACCAATCAACCACATCGGCGTTAATCACATCGTACAACGCATCGTAAGCCTCAATCTCGCGTTTAATTCGGTCTGCCGTAGGTTTATCAGACACCACCTTATAACGCCCTAAAATGAACGAATTATCGCTGTTGCCGTCAAGGATTATCTTGACAGTTATCCACTTGTCTTTCAGTGAAGTGAAAATATTTGAAATTGTGAACTTAACCGTCGCCGCTTCACACGCTCCGAATGTCAGTTCACTCTCGGAGCACAAGCTTTCAGTCAGTTCAAAGCTCTCTTGATGCAGTTCTGTGTTGGTTATGGTTACGGTTCCGTCATCAGTTGTGATAACAAACTGCTTATTCACATTCTGACGATAAAACAAGTCTTGTAAGGTGTAATCAACCATTGTATACACCTCCTATAAAAGACATGTGGAATGAGCTGTAATGAAGCTCACCGCCGTATGTGCCGTATATTTGCGGTTGAAAGTCGGCAAGGTAGCCTTTTTGCGTTACATAATCGTTGTACTCAGGAATAAAAGCTGTGATTATACACTCTCTACCCCTTGAATTAGTGTAACTGTTACGAATGTTCGACATAAGCTCCTCTAATTCACTGCCTGTCAGCATGGCACGCACATCAAACTCAACCTTTAGTGCTTTCAATTCCACGGCGTTACGGTGCAGATAGCCGTTAGCATCCGGGTAATCGTCTATGTCTTGCATGTTCACATACACCTTATATGTGTCAGCCTTGATAAATTTTTGCGGGATGATATATTCTCCCACCTTAATTAAGAAACCGCCGTATGCCACCTTTACCATAATAAAAGCACCTATCAATGATAGATGCTAAAATGCTATGTCCTGTCCTGTCTTATTAGTAATGAACGCTCCTTTGTAGCCGGACGCTAACAGCCTGAGCCTTGTTGCCGTAGCACGCCAGTAAGCCTCGTATGCTCCGACCTGTACATGGTAGTTGCCCTCATAGTACTTGATTATCGCACTGTAACCCTTGCTCCTAACGTCCTTAGCCATGTTGATTGCGTAATTCTTATTGACAAAAGCTCCGACCTGTACACGATAGTACTTATCTGTGGTTGCCTGTACCGTCTGCCCCGGTAAATCAGCATTGATGTATGGTGTCGGGTCTACCCAGTCAAACTTGGACGTGTTCATAAAGGAGTTAGCTCCCCAGAAATCACTGGCGTTGACAGTGTAAGGCTTTACCATTTTGCGGAGTTCAAAATGAAGATGGATGCCCGTTGAGCGACCAGAAGTCCCAACAACGCCAATCACATCACCACGCTTAACAACATCGCCTGTCTTAACCCTAAGCTCTCTCATGTGTCCGTAGCCAGTCACATAGTTGTCATTGTGTAATATCCACACCGCATTGCCATAGCCGTCACCGTTGCCAGCGTAAAGCACTGTGCCGTCCGAATGAGCCACAATATCGCTCTGAATGTATCTGTTATCCTTTTGCGGCACAAGGTCAACTCCCTGTGCATAACCGCCATTCTTGACAGCTTCAACGTGCCGTGCGTAGGTCTGCGTCACAGTATAGCCCTGAACTGCAAATACTCTGTTACCGATATTCATAGTCTTATCCCTCCATGTGTCTAATTTATCTAATAAAAAAGACAGCCCTTGTGGACTGCCCTATTATTATTAATAATATACTGTATTTCTTTATTTACTTTTTATTATATATATACTCTTATTAATCTTATCTACTCTTATCTATATCTATACTTATCTAGGCTACGTTTTGTTTACATTTTGTATACAGATTTTAGTGCGGTAAATTATAAAAGTAGATTTTAAGCCTTTTGTGTGCTACAATCTTCCTTGGAAGGAGGTGTATTATGTACAAAAGAGTATACGGTTTTTGTCCAAGTCAAAACAAGGACTATTCGGTAAATGTCTGCTATATTAACGCTTCGACCACTGAAAACACCCAGTATATTAAAGGTCGTGGAATCTGTGATTATACCAAATGTGGTAATGACTGTAATTTACCTCAATGTCCTATTGTTTCTAATGCTCCGCAAAGCATAGGATAAAAACTGTGGGGTAGCCAGTGCTACCCCTTTATACTCAATTCAATCTCTCCTACGCCTTTTTGCATAGTCAACATCTGTCCGTCAACTGATACATCAAATGCGTTGAGGTCTAGTGTTAATGTTGGCGCTTTGCCTGCCGCATGTTCTAACTTATAGTTCCTTACACCATTGAGTTTCTTGCCGTCAATGAATATCTGTGAAAAAGCTCCGTCTGTTTTGATTTCAATTCTTGAATTTTCCATCACTAATGCTCCTTTCATCAAACAATACATTCTAAAAGTACGTTTAACGTACATACCTTTGCAATGCTTAAAAGGGACAATTTGTCCCATTAAAAATTGCTTACAAAAAACAGCACCCCATTTCTGAGGTGCCGCCGCACTACTAATCTGTTTATTTTATCCAATTCAGCATTTCGTCAATCCAGTTCGTCGCCATGTCTGCAAGCTCCGGGAAATAATCCACAAGGTCAAGCATATAACGCTTTTCGCGTCCTGTTTCCTGCTGATATATCCTGTCTGCTTCGTTGAGGTCATATTCAGCCCCTATCCTTACAAGCAACTTATGGATAACAGTTGACTGCTGCCAACCAAGCCTTGAGCATATCCAGTTTATTTTCTCAACATTGCGGTCATACCAGCTTTTGGTTTTTGGCAATGGTGTTCCGCTTGTGTTGTACTTTAGGCCATCATCAATCGCCGTAGAAACTGCTGTCGCAAGCTCCTTAGCCTTGAAGTAACCGCTTATCAATTCGTCCTGCACTTTCCAAGACAAATCATCCGTAAAGGCTTTTACCAACATCAGATAGCCCCGCTCTGTCAATACTGTTATACCTCTGCTTGGTACAACGATATTTCTAATGTCCGTTAAACGGACATTAGAATTTTCTGTTTCTAATTGGAGCATAAAATAATGCTTACCTACTTCAAATCTGCTTTTGTTTCTGTTGAAAGTCTTTCTCGCCGTTCCGCTTGGTCTCTGATGCACTGTGTCAATATCCTTAAAAGTAACAACTCTCTGACCGTTGTACTCACGGATTGCCAGCTCTGTTCCCTCAATTTTTACAAGCTCTGCCATTATGCAACACCTGCCTTTCCTTTTGAGGTAAGTTCATAGCCACCCATGACACGCTCTACGCTCTTGCCATTCGTAGCGGCGGCGAAAATTGCGATATTGTCTAAGTACTTCTCGTTATCGCAATCCAAGATAACCTGCATAATGATTTTTCTCAACTGCTCTTTCCTGCACTCGCAAAGCAGTCTCATGTTTTCCTCGTCTACCTTGTCAAATTCTTCTCTCCAGTTAATTCTTGCCATATCATACCATTCCTTTCTGTTAAAAACCTCTTGATTTTCCGCAAAAGGAATGATAGTATAGATTTATCAATTCCTTTGCGGATTGTACATTTAGGAGTAATCGTGTGACCGCCAAATCTTGCGATTACTTCTTTTTTGCCTTTTGGTATTCATCTTCGATACCACGTCTGACAATCTCTGAACGGCTTACATTGAGTTTTTCTGCCGAATAATCCAACTTCTTAACGGTTTCGTCATCAAGCCTTGTCCTCAACATAAAGTCTTTGGGATTGTCTTTGATTTTTTGCCCTATTTTAGGCGACACGCTTATCACTCTCCTTTTATTTTGTAGCAACATTTTGTTGTGCTTTTATAATACATTTGTTGCTACATTTTGTCAAGAGTTATTTTTAATTTTTTGCAAACAAAAAGGAGCTTTTCAGCTCCCTCTTGCTATTTCTGATATAATACAACTGGTTCTGTATCAAGTCTCCAGTCAACGTCATAGTTATAACAATGAAATTTTGTTTCAATGTTCTCAATGTCTGACATTGGGTGTTCTTTTGCATCTTCTGAATATATACTTATTCCGTGCTTACTTTTTTTGCCTGAAGCAACGTCGGAAGAATAAGTAGGGTCAACCATATAACCGTTAATAGACGTTTCTCTCACTTGAACGGTCATGCTGTGGTCCGTCAAATTTTCTACAGTTACAATTATGTCATATCCGCCTGTAAAATCATTATATTTTATGCCATTATATTCGACTTTTATATATTCATCTTCATATACAACAGCATTATTTTTTTCTTCTTCTGTTTTTACCTCATCTAATGTTCCTTCTATATATCCATTGCTATCAATAGCACGAACCCATGATGTATTCTTTTTTATTTCAATTCTAACTGTATTTAATTTTAAATCATCAGTTGAATTAATCATTATAACAGGCAAATTAAATTCGCTGTCAAAGCCTTGATATTGACCATATACTCTGACTTTTTTACCATTCAATGCATCTATTTCATTAACAGCCTTATAACCAACACACCATTTATTTTCATCTTCTTGTTGAACTACCGCATAATAATAACCTTCTTTTTCTGATTGACTTATTATCCGTCCTTCAATTCTTAAATATGCTCCAGTCGGTGTTGTTGAAGTGTATTCTTTGTAATCAGGGCTTTTGTAAACGCTAGTGTATTGATATTGCGTAAGTGGCTCTGTTTGAACAGATTCTGTTGGTGATACAATTTCCTTTTTATCATCAACGTCATTACCGTAGGGGCTATTGCAACTGCAAAGAAATAAGGCAGTACACAAAATAACCGCTCCAACTTTAACTGCTTTCATAATTATCTGCCCTCCTTGCTGTCAAGGTGCCTTCTGATTGCGTGAACATCAAAGCACAGTCTTATACCCAAAAATAAGCAAAATAAGCTTAAAAAAATGCCTATTATCCACAATAAAATCATAAATCTGCCAGTTAAAGCCAAAAATATACCTAACAAAAAAGCCAAACCAATCAATATGGATATTACATTTATTTTGATATCCTCACTGTTTTTGCTTTGATTGTCGGTTTCAATGGTTTTTTCTTCCATATAATAATACCTCCCATATAATGTAGTGACTTCATTATTACACGATATGAGAGGTATGTCAACTCAATCAATGCTCGAATAATCCTCGCCCTGTCCTCTGAAAGTAGCTTCTATCTTCCTTGCGGACAACATTACCGATTGCCTTACCGTCAATCTCAATCTTACTGCCTTGCTTGACTGCCGATATAAGCTCTCTAAGCAGTGCGTTTGTCTCGGCATTGTCCACACTCGAATTTGTGTTGTAATAGTTCTGCGTTGTGGTACTTGTCGATGTGCTTACGCTCGGCGTGTAATCGGCATAACCACTGTACAACTGCTGTGGGTGTACCGCTTCAACCATGCCAAAACCAAAATCCTTGATAGACAATTCTGTCGGCTTGTAAAGGCTCTCCATGCCCTCCTTAAATCCCTCTGTAGTGTAGGCACCAAGTTCAAACATAACCCTTGATGGTGAGTGAATGTCAAGGGCGGATTGGATAGTCTTTGCTACGTTCTTGGCTATCTCGTCTGCCTTGCTGTAAACTGACTGCTCCATTGAGGTCAAGCCATTAAGGAACCCGGTCATTACTTGAACGCCAATACTTGGCATATTGACAGTTGCTTTGTCTGCAAAAGTAGTACTCAACTTAGCTGCCATGCTGGACACTTTATCTGTTGAAACTTTTTCGAGACTATCAATACCTTGTATATAGCCTGAAATGGAATTTTTACCAATTCCACTAAAACCCGATGATGGCTTATTGCCTTGTGAGCCTTGAGCTTCCATAAAAGTGCTAAGCGATAAGTTGGCAAGCCCAGCTACAGGTTTAATGAGCTGTTGAGAATTGCTATTTACACCGCCAATATAACCTGTAACAACCGATTTGCCTACATTTTGCATTTTAGTATTTGCTTCATTCGACAAACCCATTATCGCATTATTATTCATGTTTATCAGAGACGTTTTTACATTAGGCTGATATTTTTTGATTGCGTCCGTATAACCGCTTACATCATATCCTGCCATCTCCGCAAATGCCTTAGTTGTAATGTCTGAATTGGCTAATATGGCATTACCAAGAGTATTTGCAGTTCGCATCGCCCATCCGCTTACGTCATTCTCAGACAATGTAGCATTCTCAAGCCACCGCTGATACAGGTGATTATCTTTAGATGGTTCAATATTAAGAGCTTCCATTCCTTTACTAAGAGCATCTGAAATTGGTTTAAAAGTATTTTTGTCAAAGCTCTTAGCCACGTCCTGAATAGGATTCTTGAATAGTTCGGCAATGCCCCAGTCTTTAGTTTGTGCGTTCTGGAAAGCTTCAACTCCTGCTTTCTCAACTTGTGACTGAATATAATCGAAAGTTGTACTTATCTGTGACGTAATATTATTCTTTTCTTCATCCCAGTTAGCACTTTGAGCTTCTTTGTACTGGCTAATCCAATCAAGATATGTAGAGGCTTCCTCTGGCGTGATTCTGCCTATTTCAAGGGCGCGCTCGGTGGATATTTTCCATTCGTTTGCTCGGTCCATAAGGCTCTTATAATACTCATCAACCTCATTGAGCTTTGTTTGCCCTGCTTCTGTAATATCCGCTATAGCCTTAGTGGTTTCTTCGACACTTCCGAAATTAATATTCATCATGTCGCTAACGGTATTTTCTAATTCTACTTGACGTTTAATTGCCGCTTCACTCAGATAATTCATGTCATCAAGAAGCGAATTGAGAGCGTCTACATCGGCTTGTGTGGCAGTACCACTAAGTATTTTATCGAAAATGACATTTGCTTGTGTTTCCATGTCAGTGTATATGCCATTAAACTTTGCATTGAACTGAGACAAAATAGTTGTCATGGTTCCTACATCAATACCTAATTGCTCAGCAGTCTGACTAGACATATTCTGTAACGCTTGCCATGCCATATCAGAGTTTACTTGCAAATCATCACGCAACGCCGAAGCTAAGTTACCGACAGCTGTTTTCATATTCTCAATGTCATTATCTGTCACATTTTCAAGCCCTAAATTATCAAAACGGAATTTAAGGTTGTCAACTTCTTCACTTGCATTTTGTAAATTGGTGTTAACCCTTTCGAGTTCCGTAGCAAAGTTTGTCATGTCCTCACTTGATGTGCCGGTCGAATCAATAAGCTCAATCACGCTTTGGGCAATATTGCTTATTGCGGTTCCTTGATTGTCGAACACGCTTGCGTCAACAAATTTATCAACCATGTTGTCATAAGCTTGTTCAACAGATATAATAGCTCCTGCCACCGCTGCCAATGCACCAACAGCAAGCACTACATAGCCGCCTGTGCTCAATGAAGCTATCGCTGTACCAAGTTTACCAACACCCTCGCCAACACTAACCGGCTTTGCACTTGAAATTTTCAAAATTGCATCTGCAAATTTACCTAAGCCGGTATTTATACCGCTTGCAATAGCAGAATAAGCTTTAAAGGCAAGAAGAGCTGTTGCGACGCCACCTAAAGCACCACCCAATGTATGCCACACTGGAGCCGGAACTAAATTAAGTGCTTTAAATAATATTTCTACGGCACCACCTAAAAGATTGATAGCAGGCGCACCGATATTGGATAAACCCTCGATAAAATCCAAAAAGCCTGTGCCTGTACCAACTGTAAACTTTTTAGCAAAGTCCAAAATGCCGTTAAAGCCGTTTTTAAGCTTCTTCCAGTCAACTTTACCGCCCCATGTTTTAAGCGGTTTAAACATGCGCTCAAAAAAGCCTTGCACTTTATCAGCCCATGCCTCAGCCTTATTCTCCATCTTGTCAAAAGCATCGTTCCATACTTTCTCGTACTCCTCGGTTGCTTTTACTATCTCGTCTGTGAGGTCGATTGTGTCACCTGTGCCAGTGGAAGCACCGCTTTTACTTGTTCCTGTGGTTCTATTTTCAAGTTCGTCAAATCCACGAACACCCTTTTGTGCCTTGTCAGTCGCCTTAGCCACATCGTCATAGCCATTTGCCATATCCTCTAAGCCGTCCGTGGTGTCCTTATAGCCATTCTGCCCGAAAGCATCAAAATCAATCTTAACACCCATAAGGCTTGCAACGCCCACAAGCATACGTTTGATTGCGATTGTTGTACCATTGACAACAGGCATAACCTTTTGAAGGACAGGTATAAACAACTGCCCGAGAACCATACTTGTTTCTTTGATATTTGTGTTGAATTGCCTAATCATGTTACTTGGACTGCTTATTGTATTAGACAAATCACCCCATGAAACCTTAGACTGGTCAAGTATAGCAAGTACTCTTAACTGCTGCTTTTCCATCTGCGTCATTTCACTTATGGATTTTTCAACACCTAAGTTGTAAGCGTATGTCGCAAGTGTAGCATTGGTAATATCAATACCATACTTGTACAACGCCCTTGATTGACCGATTAAGCCGCTTTGTAAGTTGGTGGCTACCGATGAGTAGTCAACATTAAAAAGAGAGCTTATATCGCCGGCAAGCATTGTCATTGACTTTGCTACCGCTGTGGTTGTCTCTCCTGTTTGTCCAAGTGAGTTAGTTACCGAAGCAAGTTGTGACGCAAACTCCGTAACCTCTTGAATATTCAAGCCTAAGTTCTTTGCGCCGTCTGCCGTGAGCAAGCCACCCTCAACATCAACCTGCAATCCTGAAAGTTTACCAAGCAACGCGCTCACCCTGTCGGAAAAGCTATTCGCATAATCAGTGGCATTGTCATAGCCGAATTTCTCAAAATCTTTGCCCCATTCGGAACCAATTTTGCCGAACGCAACCGCATAGTAATTGAATGCTTCTATGTAGTCCGTGGTGCTTTCAATCGAAGTCCACAAGCCCTTAATGCCACGAACAACCATGAAGTATGAAGCGTAAAACTTACCGAACGCCTTAGCTAGTGACCATGTGCTTTTGGTTGCCGTCTGTGCGCTTCTCTGAACCCCATTTAGGCTTCTTTGAATTGTCCGTGAAGCAGAACCTACCCTTGACCCTTGGCTTGCTAAATTCGCCAATGCGTTAGTCATCTGGATGACGTTATTGCTTACTGTCGGTGCACTTGCAAGCGTTGTGAGCAAATTTGTAAGCGAAGTTGCCAACTGCGGCATGTTGGTAATTGAGGTCTGTACACTCTTGTTTCCGAGCTTGGATATGTTCTTTGCAACTTCACCAATCTGCGCCGCATTTTCAGACACCGCCGTAAACTGATTAAATGCGCTCGCCGTGGAATTAAGTGAGCTTGCAACCGTATTAAGTGCCGAACTGTCAACACTTGCTATTTTAGTGATGTTTTTTGCAAGCCTTGTAAAGCTTGCTGTGCCGACATCGTTTATCGACTTCATGGACGCGCCTAAATTATTGACATTCATAGCCAATGTACCAAGCTGTGAGCTGTTGACACTCCCTAATGCCGATGCAAGTATGCCAAGCTTAGTGATAAGGGTTTCAATGCTGTCATTTGCTTTTTTGGCGTTTGCTTGCAACCCAATCTCCAAGCTGTCAACTTCTGCCATTCTCTCACCTCCTCGTCATAAAAATAAAAGCGGCACAGATTACTCCGTACCGCCTCTTTCTCTCTTATTGCGTTCAAAGCTCTCTTGCATACCCATAAGCTGTGCAAGTAGCTCCTGTCTTTTTCGTTCTGCAAGCCGTTCTTGCTCCACTGGGTCTTGTGCAACATATATAGCCTGTTCAGGATATTCAACCTTATCCTTGCCCCATGCACCGCCTCTTGTACCGATGATGATAGCCGGCAAGCCGTATTGTCTTGTCCATAGCCATACTTCCCTGTCTCGCTCCTTACGTCTAAGCTTTTCGCCCTCTAAGCAATAGCCTAAAGTTTTAGGTGTGAGTTTTTTGAACTCTTCAAGGCTTATGCCAATAGAAAACGCAAGCGGGAAGTATTCTTCCCATATCAGTTTGTGGAAATTTACTTCTTTCCCTTTGCTTTCTGCATCTGCTCCAGTTGCTCCGCCGCCGACTTGTTCATCTGCTCGATTGTCTCCTGAAGACCGCTCAAAACGAAAAAACCATCGTCCTCCATGCACTTCTTAATGTCATCAAATAACTGATAATAACCGTACTTGCTGTCGGTCTTTCTCTTATGTTTAATATATTCTCGTGTCAGAGCCTTAGCTTCTGTCTTAGTGACCTGATTATGCTGTAAGCAGCCGGCATAAAACGCCATGTGACATACCTCGCTATAATCAGCAACCATCTTACCGGCACCATTAGACATTGCGGTAACTGTGTTTCCGGTTTCCTTGTAAATGTATGCACCTGTCATATAATCGAACATCTTCTGAACAATGTCTTTGTTCTCCGCTGCATCAAAGCCAAACTCTAACTTATATTCCTTGTTATCAATATCAAATGTTATCATTATGCTCTCCTTTTCCTCCTATGCTTGCCATAGGAAAAGGGGCAGTCCGTAGACCGCCCTTCTCTGTCAAATAATTACTTACTTGCCGTATATTGACAAGTAATCATCGGCTGTATCGTCATTCAGTACAGCCATATTAGCTGAATGACTTACTATTCCCCCGGTGTAAGCTCCACCTTTGTGTCAAGTCCTTTGTATTCCTCGATTGTAAGGTTGATTTCAACTGTTGCAAGACCATTCTGGTCTGTTGATGGATGTGGAATCTCATCTGGCGGTTGAGCCACAACAAAAAAGCTCTTGGTCAAGCCCTTAAAAATCGTCTCGAACCACATTCTCTTGCCGCCGGTAAGAGCTTTATACGTTGTCATAAGAGCTTCCCATTCTGCTTCTGTCTCGTCTGTAAGATTGATTGTAACAGTCCATGTACCGCCTGTATCTGCTCTACCCTTAATACTTCTTGTTACCATATCTTCAAGTGCTGATGCGTCGATGGTCTGTGGGTCAATAGTAATTCCCCCAATAGTATTAATTCTGGTAAGCTGTGTGAATGTTGTTGGCTTAGTTCCGGCTGTTGTTTCAGTGCCGTAACCAAACGTAACACCTAATGTAGATATACCTGCTACTGCCATTTGTATTCCTCCTTAAAAATGAAAATAAAAAAAGAGCCTTAAAAAGCTCTTAGTTATAACAATCTGTCATTTGCACCGATAACACGCCTAAAACGCGCGGTGCTTCTGTAAATTTTGTCTGCGTATGAGGTTTCCGGCATCGGTTTAGCCTCGAACCGCATAGCCTTGAATACCTCAGCAATCTCGCTCATCACCCAACGCACATCCGAACTGCTTGTGTTAGTTGTGACATCAATTTGAAATGTGACAAGTAAGCCGTTAATGGATTGTCCGTCAATCGTTCGCCCTTGCTCTGTCGGTGCCAACATGTGGATGTACACTGTTGGGAATGTCGGTGAACTGTCACTCTGCCCCTTGTCGGTAAACAGCAAGTTGGGGTATTTCTTCTTGATTGCTGAATATGTCTTAGCCTTGACAATCGAATATATTGTGCTTTCAATGTCATACGCCCATGCGTTTTCACTCGCCATTAGTCCTTGAATACCTCCTTTGCTGTGCTGATAACGATTGACCTAAGCTCATTCGCTGTGTTGTACATGAACGGTCTTGACGGCATACCTTCTGTAAAGTACCAGTTGCCATCCTTACCCTTATAAAACCAACCATAACGCCCATCGGCAAGCTGTCTGATTGTCTTACCACTTGCATACTCCCAAGTAACGCCCTCAGGCAATGTGCCTTTATATGGCTGTGCCTTGCCGATAACGCCAGTTCCAAATTCAACAAAAACAGCGTGTGAGCTGTCTGCTACAACCGCCCATACGCCGCCACCTTTTACGCTTCCTTTATATTCAGAATGAATACTTGAAAGCAATTCAGTTGTGAATATTGCGTCAAGCTCCGCAACCTGTACTCTCGCAATCTCAACGCCTCTTTCTGCCAGTTTTTCCGCAAGTAGTTGACATTTATATGTCAGATAATCTTGATAGCTCTGCAAGCCTTTTATTGCGTTCTCAATGGATTTCTGTGAAAATACATTAACAACAATCTTGTGCTTTACCATCACTTCACCTGAGCTTTCAGCATATATTTTGTGGAAGTCAAGGACGGTTTTACTCCGACAACAATGAAATCCGCTGTAATCTCGTCAACATGAACCTTGTCCTCGTCCTTGTAGCCAATTTCACTATCAAGCCATATAACATCACCTTTGCTCAATGGTAGCTCGTTGCGTTCCGTCAGCATAACTGCATCAAAGTCTGCCACGTTAAAGCCATACTCTTCCGCCTCTGCTTCGCCGCCGCTAAAGGCGATATTTGCTTTGAAAGCAACCGGCAGTGAATAGCCTATGTATTCCTCCTTGATGCGCGGTATCTTATTACCATCGTCATCAAGATACGGAATAAAGTTACCTTCGCTGTCAGTGTAGCCCTCATAGATTATGTTGCCCTCACTGTCAGTCTCATAAACAACTGTACGCTGTCCTTGCCGAGAATACTTCATGTTCTGCTTATTGATGTCAAGCATCTTTCTTTACCTGCTGCTTGTAAATCTGATTTACGCCTGTGCTTGACAGCCCCGACACTATGCCGACCGCAATAGCATTGAGAATGTCATTTGCCGGGAAATCAGGAATCACATACATACCGATATTACCTAAGATACCGCCTGCAATACCTACGATTATGGGAATGTAGTTGTCCTTAATCTGTGGGATTGCCTTAACAGCTAACCCGATTAAGTAAGTGATAACAACGATTGCAACTACTGTTGATACCTGTGTAATATCCATCAATCCTTACCTCCTGCTTTGCCTAAATGTAATGCCTGTATCTCGTTATACATCTTCGTAACCATGCCGTTACCACCTAATGCGTGGTATGCGTTGTACATCTCAACGAAATTGTCATACGCATAAGAAGGTATTTCACCCAACTTCATATATTTGTCGTGATATTCAATGAGTTGCACACGCAAGAGTAACATTGTTCCTTTGCTGTTTGCGTCCTTACCTTTCTTTTGCTGTTGCAAAAGCCATACTATATATCCGAGTATTACAGGTAATGCGATTGTATATGTCTGCAATAAAAAATCCATTATGCTGTTTCTCCTGTAATCGTAAAATTGGCACACCGCCCACCACCCTTAAAGTGTGCCGCCTGCTACCATATTGGTAACGCACAATCTTCTTATAATACCTTAACGAATGGAATTACCCCGGCGAGTAGATTATTGCGGTCAACCCAATTACGGCTAATGCCGTTCTCGGAGTAACTTGCCATAAAGCTCTCACCAGCTTGCGAGTGGTCATACACGGTGAGATTGACGATAACGCTCTCGTACTTGGCTAAGTCATCATCAATTTGCTCTTGTGTATAACTGCTCGGATAATTCCTTACGTTGACAATCTCTTGCTTTGCCTGCTCAATAAGCTGTTCGATGTGCGGATTGTCCTCTAACTCGTCCCATATCACAACACTAGCATTTTCAGTTGTCTCAATATGATATTGTTTAAGCCTTATCTTGACCTGCTCTAATGTTGTGTATGACATAAGCCCTCCTACAATCCGAACTTCTCGATTAACAGCTTTTTAAGCTCCGCACCGCTTAACAGCTCAGCACCGCCGATACCCTGTGTCTTGGCAAGTTCCTGTAAGTCTGCTGTAGACATGCGGTTAATATCTGTCTTGGTGTAATTAACAGAAGAGGAGACAGTCTGTTCTGCCTCCTCTATCTTGTCGCCGGCTTTATACCATCTGCCGTTATATTTAACCGTATTCTGTGCTATCATAAGCACACCTCCTAGATAACCTTAATTACAACAACGCTATCCATTCCCTCGAATGTAGGAAGTCCAATCATGGATACTACGCAATGAGTATTGATAGGATGATTTGTGGCGTATGTGTAGACAGAAATACCAGTCTCAACGATAGATAAGTTTCCGTCTGTAAGGCTTCCACTTCTTTCCTCAGGTGTCTTGCCGAATACATAATCACCAAGGTATACGCCAGCCGACTGTGCCGACACAATACCTGTTGGGATGAAGTACTTTGACTGACCATCCGCCGGGTCAATATACAGTTTGTCATATACCTCAATTTCGATGCCATATCCTCTAAGATATTCGACAACCTGTCCCTGCTGTAATCTAATACCGCCGTTATAAGCTGTGATACCAAGTACCTGCTTCTTAGTGTCCTCTGCATTGAGAACCATCTCCCATGTCTCTGTGTTCATGGAAAAACGTGTAAGAGAATAGCCGGTTTTCTTAGCAAAATCTCGTCTCGTCTTAATTAAATCCGCAAGTGGCGTTGCTGTAGCCGGAACATTCCACTTGTCGCTTGAACCGGAAATCTCAACGAAGTGGTCTGCCTTGTGCGCGGCTCCACTATCAGTTGTATACTCGACAGTATACTTGCTCTTACCGATGACAACATCAATCTTAGGCACGCCGTCCTCAGGTGCAAGCAAAGACCATATCTGTCTCTCAGGTACAACCCTTGCGCCCTCGATAAGGTTCATAGGCTTCTTGCTAATCTCTCTGAGTACCTGATTAGCGAGGTTAGAGTTCTCGGCACTTCTGTAGTTGTCGTACTCCTGTTCCTCTTTCTCTGTAACCATGTATGATTCACGGTAAAATGGCATCTCGTTCTGAATGTCAGAGAATCCACCAACATCCCTTAACTCTGCCTGTGCGTCAAAGTTAGATGCCTTTAACGATACCGGAAGTCCGCTTTTGCCCTTGATAAATCTAAGGTCAAGCGAATCCTGCTTCCTTGTACCAAACTTCTGTCTGCCAAGATAAGGGGCAGAACCTAATGTCTTCTGATAATTATTCCACATTACACCAAGGCTTCTCGCTGTAAATGCTTCTGCTAATGGTAATGCCATAGTATTTTAACCTCCTATAATTACTCTGTTATTGGTTCTGCACCGTAGAATGTTACTCTAGGTGTTACTTTTCTAGCCGCATCTGCTATTGTTGGTGAAAGTGTCTTGACCTTTTCCCAGTCAATAGTTCCCTGATATACATAAGTTCCCGGTGCGTCTCCCTGCGTTACGTCCACATCTTCAAGCAGATAACCTAAGCACTTGTTATCATTGCTTGGGAATGGTGTTCCTGCCGGTACAATCTTTCTTCCGTTTCCGTCTGCCACCGACACCATAGACTGCGGAACTACACACGCTGCTCCCTCATAAGGAAAAAACTTTAAAATTCCTTTACTCTGCGTAAAGTCTCTCTCAATAGGCTTACCCATTGTCTTTTACCTCCTATAACTTGTAATAATCTCTTGCCTCAACGCTTGGGGCTGCCGAACCAAAACTGATTGTTTCAGCGTTTGCTACATCGTTAGGCTTTTCTTTATTCTGACTGCCAGTACCGCCGCCACCCGGAACATCTGCATTTTTAGCAATTTCCTGAATCTTAGCCTGTACTGCTGCCGTCTCTCTTGCGGTGATAATCTCTGATACAGAATCAATAGCAGACCTAGCAAGCTCAAGGTTATCCTGAAATCCTGCTAACACCTTGTTTGCCTGTTCGCCTGTCAAGCCCTTTTCCGCCGCATAAGCCCTTATGTCCTTCTGAATGTTCTCGCGCTGCAAGTTGGCTATCTGCTCTCTTAACTGCGTAAGCTCCTCTGAATTGTCAGGCTTAGTCTCCGGTGTGACTGCCTGCTGATTATTAGGTTGTGATGGTGTCTGTGGCTTCTGTGGCGTGTTATTGTGGAACTGATTAAGATAATTGGTTATCTGTGCCTCTGTCGGTTCATCAATCCCCAACGCAATTAAGTTCTGTCTTGCTTCTTCTCTTTTCATACGATTACCTCCATAATCTACATTTTGTTGTCGCGGTTCTTTCCGCTTGGATTTTCGTTTTCCCATTTCACGCATGAGTGCAATATAAAATAAAAGCAACCGCCGATTATTGCTCGGTAGTTGCTTTATTTTGCTGATTATTAAGTTGTTGAACTATCTCTTGTGCTTGCTTTTCCTGCTTCTCAACATCTGTGATAGTCTTATATAAGTTGTCAAGATAGCCCTTAGACATTAAGAACGTCTTTTCGGCATCCGCCCATAAACCAACCGTCTTAATTGCTACAAGCGGATGTATTCCGGCTTGAAGCAGAACTGTAAGCGTCTGCGCCTTAGTGTACATGTTATCTTGTGGACTATGATTGATTTGCACATCAAAGTCCCTTATTGACAGCCCTAAGCCATTAGATAATCCTAATTCGTTGCTGCTGTCTCTAAGAATATTAAGGATTACCTTTGCAAGTCGTTTTTCGGCGGATTTAACAAGTGGGTCTTTGAGCTTGGCTCTCGACTTGGAGAAGTCCCAGCCATTTCTAAGTTCAACCGCTCCCTGTGTGTCACCGCCTGTGTTATTGTTATTCTTATTCGGAATAGCAAGTATTGACTGAACATTATCCCACAGGTCGTTTTTAGCAACCTGACACTGTGTCTGATTAAGCTCTTGTGTCATAATCTCGACATCAGACTTGTTGTCCTTATTGATAGACTTAACAACAAGGGCATGGCTCTCTTTCATTTTATTGAAAGTTTCTGTATCAACTTCACAGTTCACAAACTTAACCCAGTACTCAACGAACTGCTGTATACTGTCCATTCTGTTAGACTGCATATTGTTGATTGCATCAAGCATACCAATAACAAGCTCAATATCTGAAAGCCTTTCATGGTTGTTTGGAAATTCAACAATCGGTATCTCCTCGTATGTGTGGAGCTTGGCACTTACAACCTTGCTGTCAACAATCCTGAATGACATTGCGTCGGTAAAAGCCATTTTATACCAGTTGCCATTCTCATCTTTAAGTTCCTGCACAGCAAGAAGTGGTTCCTCTGTGTTACGGTTGTATATGACGAATGTGTTAAGCGGTGTAGGTGCCACGATTCTAAATGGCATGTCACTTTTGTTTGTCCGTTGTGCCGCCTTAAATGACGTTCCTGTTGCTGATTGCCACTCGCCGCCCTTGATATCTTTTTCATGCTTGTTTGCGTCAGCCATATAGTCATTAAGCTTGTCAACTGCTTGGTTGATTTTCTTGTCCTTAGAGCGACTGACATACTGTATCGGTTCGCCATAGGTCTGACCGACTTTGAATTGTACAATCTCGTATGCGTGGTTTTCGACTATGCAATTAGTTATATCAGCATTAGCAGTTTTAGTTCTGTACAGTACTGGTTGGTCGCCTTTGTAGTAATCCCATAAGTACTTGAATATTGACTTATTCCAATAGAAAGCACTAATACAGTCTCCAATGACCTTGACAACATTATCCTTTGTGATTGTTTCAACATCGGTGTATGCAATTTTTCGCCCATAGCAACCTCTAACAAGGTCTTGAAGTGTTCCACGGTTCATTAGTTATCTGCTCCTTAAAGATATGTCATGCCACTTGCCGTTCTCCTTGGCTCCCATGGCTTTATGTCCGTAATGCCTGTATTTGTGTAATACACAACCTTTTTGTGGCACTTACGGCAACCGGCAATTATATTCCCTGAATATTTTCCGTCCCACTCCGCAACTCGGCGGTGGCATTGTGGACAGTATATTTTGCATTTATCTTTTTTCATAAATTACCTTTCACGCAAAAGCACCGCCATTAAGACGGTGCTTTCCAAAGAGGAATGAATATTAAGCTCTTGAACGAACTTTTTTCAAGTATAACTATAACATATCGTCAAGCGGACATATCGGACAACTTTAGTTGCTTTTCAGAAACCTCTCGCATGCTTTCCTTACGCTGTCCTCTGTATTGCCACCGCCTATATGGTCTGCAACCTTATTCCATGACATATTTTCGAGGTATCTGAGATTTATTATCCTTCTCATGCGGCTATCAGGTATGTTCGCTATAAACTGTTCGACTTCGTTTGTCTTTGTAAGCAAATCATCTTCAAGCAACTGTAAAGTGGTTTTCCTTGAATAAAGCAAAGTCTTTTTGCGACTATATTCAGGATATGGAACGCCATCAATTCGGAAATGTTGCGTGCCACCAAACCCACCAGTGACACTGTCAACAACTTTCTCTCCGTCCTCTATCCTCTGAATATCTGCTTCCAATCGGTCAATTTTGGCTCTTACTTCCCTGATTTCATCTTTAATGTCGATATATTGAGATAAGATACTTTTTGTCGTCATAGTGTCACCTCCTGAATGGATTAACTGCTGCTTCACATTTAGCTACTAAGCTACCTCTTGTAACGAAAAGGCAAAAGTTAGCCAAGCCGTCCGGCACATCGTCATGGTCATTTTTGCCGACTACTGAATAAGTCAAAAGCCACGACATCATAACTCCGTAATCTTCTTTAGGCTTATATTTTTCTTTGTCCCTGAAAAGGACGTGTTTCTTGACCCAATCGGCATTAACAATAATTCTTGTTTCCTTGTTTGTCTCGGTCGGCTTATCTGTGATATTGCATCTTCCACCCATTTCCTCAACTCTTTGAGCAACTTCATAGGATACTCTGTCTCCTCCTGAATTGCTCTCGAACTCGCACTGTTGCATTTTGTGGTCTACAATGATGTTAGATAAGCGGCTATACTGTATGCCGTAATCTGTCGTATCATCGCAGATGCAATCAACCAAGTAAAAATCGTTGTCGAATTGGTACATACAAGGCAAGAACATAAAGTCGGTTCCTTTGTTCTTAACATCGCAGATTCCGAGGATTGCATCTGGCTCCCTAAGTGGCATTGACATAAAACGTCTAAGGTCATCATCATGGTAAAGTAGTCCTTCACGCTCAACTGGCTCATTTTTGTACAAACAACGATATGAAATATCGTCCATAGTAAGCTCTTGGTCGTGGAAAAACTCAACCGAAATTCCATTATATTTGTAGTCAAAATTACTTCTTCCTGTAACCGGGTCAATATCAGGAACCGCGATAAAACGAACCCTGTCGCTTTTGGCGTAAATTCTTTGTAATCTCCCTATAACATCGTGTACACTCCAACGTGTAGCAATATGAATTTCCTTAACTTGCTCATTCAGTTTTCTTTGCCTTGCATCAGTTCCATATATACGCCACAGCTTATCAAGTGCTTTCTTATTAAGTGCTTCCTCAATGCCACTGACAAGGTCATCACAATACAAATATCTGTTACATCTAACCTTACCGGCATTCTTACTGCCGACAGATGTACATTGTATATTTGAGAACGCTTTTGGCTTGTCAAAATTGATACGCTGTCTTTTTGCATCTGTATTTTGCAGTTTTACGTCAGAAAAAATTTCGCTCCATGTGTATTCTTCGCTATTGGTAGTTATATCAAGAACTCCATCATAAAACATTCTTGTAATGTCGTCAGAGTGCGAGAAAAACAAGCTATAATCTTTCGGGTGTCTACCTATTATCCATGAGCAAAAAAACTTCTCTAACGTGGTTTTCTGTGTGCCGGGTGGCATTGAGATAGATAAAAGGTCAAGCTTATCATCTTCGAGGTCTTGTAAAGCTTGAATCAGACCATGCCTGTTTAACTGTTCCATTTTCGGGGCATAAAATTTTTCTTCTTCTTGCCTATTTTTTTCGAGATACAGTAGATAACTATGGAAAAGATATGGCGCCTCTAATTTCAACAAGTCATAGTACTTGTCAAGGATTTGATAATTTTTCTTTGTTTGGTTAGCCAGTGAATCCAAATCCCATATAGACATCTTAGCCAAACTTAGCACATACTGTTCTATAAGCTCTTTAGAACGCTTAGAAATCTTTAACCCATACTCTGTATCATTTTCGTTCAGATACGCCGTTTTTGATGCGTCTATATATGCTCCGATTACCTTATCATCTATTCCGCTTTGCTTTATGTAGTTTTCGTATCCTTGGATTGTTTGCTTCAGATATTCAGATGCCAAAAGAAAAAGCACCTCGCTTTCTCGCAAAGGTGCTTATAGACCTCTGCCTATAATTGTTTTAGGTTAGCGACTACAATCAATCTGTAGCCGGTAATATGCGTAGTCAGTAGTAAAAGCTATTCTTAGCACACCAATATTATACGCACCTCTTAGTGTTTCGGAAATTATTTAAAGACTATTTTCTTCGTCTTGTTTTAAGGTAGCGGCTAACTCCGTTTGTTAGCCGGTAAATTTTTATTAAACTGTCGGCATTGCGTCATTGCAAGCCGGATGTAATTTACATAAAAGTGCATTATAATCATTAATTACATAGCTTGCCGGAATAGCATATACTTTAATACCATATTTATCTGCTGTTTCCATTTCAATGAAACAGCCATTCCAATCGTAGCTCTCACATATCCCCATAAATACATCAGCCTGTGCCAGTTTCTTAAGGCTTTCGCCTAAATACCATACAGCTTCTCTACTGTCTTTAGGTGGGTTATCTTCAATGTAGCTGTCGATAAGCTCTAATTCCTCACCCTCGTATATCTCTGCAATCTGCTTCATTTTCTGAATACTTGCTTTGATTTCTCCCTCTGTTCTGCCTTTCATTGGCACGCTTACAAATAACTTTTTCATAATTTCAACTCCTTTTCTCCACTAATTCATCTGCATACCTTTTCATTTCAATTTGTGTTCCGTTTTCATCCTTTGTATATACATTTACACATCTTGTAGATTTGCTTATTACATCTCCAACCATTATTTCTGTCTTATCGTCATCAAAGTTGTAGCATTTACGCATTTCTTTGATGCAATTATTCATTTCTGATATTTTCATAGTTCTTAATACACCTCATTTCTCATAAACTCCTCGAAATCTTTTCTACACTTAGGGCATAGCTCATATGTCCTTTCTAAAAATTCATATCTGCGGACATTCTTGATTTAAAGACACATATCATTATCTTCAAAAGTGGGAACTATATCTCCGCAACATCCAACTTGCTTAAATCTAATTTCTTTCCAGTTCTTAGGTATTATTTCTTTTCCGCACCTGTCGCAAGTGTGCCATTCTTTACTGTGTTTCACCGTGAATTTCCTCCCAGTTCCTGCAAAATTCCTTGAATGTTTTCTCGTCCATCAGTTCAGCTATTTCGTGTAAGTTTGCGATTTTGATTTCTGCGTCGTGCTCATATTGCACATTATTAGCAACAAGATTAATATGAATCGTTGGAAGTTCTCCAGCGTAATGTTCTATTTCATATGAACTGCATAAACACTGTTTGCCGTCAATCATAACTCTAGCGCCTGTTGGGTGTTCTGCTATTGGTTCTACTTTAAATTTATGTATATTACTCATTCTTCCACTGCCTTAATATCCGCCATTAAATTCCGAAAGCCATTCTTTTAGCTCTACATGTGCCCTAGCAAAGCAAAGTTCCATGTCGCAATCACTTTCATTGACAATTATTACATCTTCGCCGTCATGCCTAGCCTCAGGGTAATCATCAGCGCAGCCTTTTTTATAAATCAAAATATTCCAATCGCATATTTTACTATAAGTGATTTCAAGGTGCATAGGGAAGTCTTTTGCTTTATCGTCAAAAAATTTTAAAAATTCGTTCATTCTTTCACCAACTCTCTACCACACATAGGGCAATAAAATATTTTCTTTTTTAAAACCGAAAACCTAAGGTTTGAAGGCAAATTGTCAAAAACCATTTCCAGCACCAATCCATTGTCCTGTATTTTAGCCTCACAGATTTTTATTTTTTCACCCATTACACCGCTTTGTTCCGTACTTGAGATTATAGACTCCGGCTTATTGCTGCAAAATTTGCACATATTACACCAGCTTTCTGCCGCAGATAGGGCAATAATTGATACTTAATGCTCCTGCTCCGTACTCGTTTGCACTATTAGTAAAGACAAGTGCGTTATTATCTGTTATTTTTCGTATTTCTATTTTAATTCCACTAGGAACTATGTCAAAATCTTCTTCTGGTAAGAAATTCCAATCTGGAAGTCCTATTCCTATGTTTTCGCAAAATTTACACACACTTAGTCCTCTCTTAGTTTTTCGCCACACATAGGGCAGTAATTAATTTTTACAACCTTAGTCATAACTAAAGGCTTTATATGTTCGTTATCGAGGCAAGCAACTATATTTAGTGTGCTATCCTCAACATTAACAAGTGCCTGTATTCCGGTATAGCAGCCCTCGTTATATTTGCTTTCTTTTCTTTCGGACAGTTCCTTTACTTCAAACGCTAAATCATGTTCATTAAATTTCTGTTCGCAAAATTCACACATATATCTTAAATCCTCGTAAAGATTTTTAAATCATAGTTATCTCTGATATGGTCAACAACTTCCTGTAATTTGCTCTTTACAAATTCGTCTTGTGCAATATAAGGGTGTGCGTAAAGCATGCAGCTATATTTTTTACCCTCAGCTTTATACTTAGGATAATTGAATGTCATCGTAAACAATGGTATTCTTTTTAAATTTTTAGTCTTGTATCGGATGTACAGATTTGCTAATCTTCTCAAACTCATTCACCTCGTTCATTGTCAATGCCATAATAAAGCCGCAGTTATCATATTTCTTTCCAAGCTCACTGCTTTCTGTGACTATTTCAGCCCACATTTTATCATCGGCAAACTTTATCTTGTCGATGTACTTCTTGTGGAATGTCCATATATCTCTATACATGCCAAAATAGTCCATTGTAGTCCTCCGTAATTCAGTGTTAATAATGAAAGATTGATGCGGTGTGGATTTGCACCACACATGATATACAATAGGCGTGTA